CATTGAAATGTTGGAGTAAATTTTGGGTGGGAGCTGAAGCCTACACCACACAATGGTGTCTTGATCAGCTTGAGTGGTTAGAAACCTCTCCATTTGCTGTCTGGACAAATTGGCTTCCCAAGGCATGGATAGAACACCCTTACTTCCGAGATTTCATCTTCTGGTCTAACCAGAAAGAGATTAATCGGCGAGTTCGGCAGTCTGTCATATGCCATGTGACAAGCGCAACGTTGTGTCTGTGCACAGCCCTATATTCTTGGCACACCCGTACTTGTACGGGGCCGAGCATTTGGATTGTGCCACAAGACTTTATGTGCTATTCCATGTTTTTCCTTGCGAATCCATGGAATTTGTCCATTGTGTGGTTTCCTTTGCCTACCCTCCTTGTTTGTTTCGTATGTGCTACGATTGCAGCTATCAACTTGTTGTCAGTTGCAGTCTTGGCACAATTTCACAAACGGAGGTTGTACGATGCACTCCACAGAGAGCATTCACGGATGCCAGATTTCTTCAAGTACTATCGTGATCACCACGCAAAGTGGTTGATTAACACAAGTGCTTTGATTCTGGCAGTCTATGGATTGGTTCAAGTGTGGAAGGCCTCGAAAATCATCATTAAAGCTATGGACAAAGAACCTGAAGGTAATTTAGCTCCAACAACTGATGGTGATATCGAGAAGCGAGACACGGAAGTGAACCCTTGGGCCTCAGTCCGTATCTCAGCTATGCCGTGCTCCGACAAGTCGAAGACGATCACTCCAGATCAACTGGAGGAACGTGCCTTTGCCAATTTGTGCTACATGGAAATTGAGAACTTGAAGACAGGCAAGAAACATCATTGCGATGCATTCTTTCCCAGGTCTAATATAGCTATCATTCCACAGCACTCTTGGGTGCATACTGATCTGAAGGCAACATTCACTCGACATAACCCCCAATTCATTGGAGGAAATTTTGAGTGCTATTTGTATCAGAAGCACAGTGTGCACATACCAGGCACCGATTTGTCTTTGGTGTGGATTCCTAATGGAGGTGATTGGAAGGATCTGACTGACTATCTGCCGCTTGCGGCATATGGTCAAGTACCCGCGAGACTAGTCTACAAGGACAGTGAGGGTGGAAAGCGAGTTTCTCGCTTTGCCACCCGAGTCCTTATGACAGGTCATCGGGATGCACAGTTTCTAGGTTGTGAATACGACCTGGAATGGGACCATTTTAATGGACTGTGCATGTCTCCTATCATCACTGAGACCAAAGGGCCCACAATTGGAGCTTTCCACTTAGGTGGAAGTGCGTCAAACGGAAGAAGGGGATGTGCTGGATTACTCACCAGGAAACAATTTGATCAAGCTTATGACGAACTTCGTCTTTTGCCAGGTCTTATAGTTTCCAAGAGTTCCGGTACATTGCCAACTGAAATGTATGATGTGCAGTTCTATCAGGGTGACACTGTTCACCCGAAGAGTCCTGTCAATTATTTGCCTTTGGGCTCTAATTGCAAGTTCTACGGACAAGTCACGGGACGGGCTACATATCATTCAACTGTGCGTACTACTATCATTTCTGACCATGTCAAAGATGTGTGTGGCATACCACAGCAGTGGGCGGGACCCAAATTCCGCAAAGGCTGGCCTTGGCAAGCATCTCTGCAATACTCTACACGACCATCGTGTGGAGTGGAGGGTAGTTTACTTGTTCTTGCTGTCAATGATTATCGCGATCATATGATTGAGCAATTGGACAGGTTTCCTTCGTTACGACGAAAGGTTACTCCCCTGAGCGAGATGGACACGGTTTGTGGCCAAGATGGAGTCCGTTTTATTGACAAAATGCCTGCAGGTACCTCTGTAGGCTTTCCTTTGTCCGGACCGAAGAAGAATTTCCTTGAAGAACTTGATCCTCAGGAACATACTTCCCATCAATTTCCGTGCCGACTGGATGAACGTTTTTGGACGCATGCCAAAGAATTGGAAGAGCTTTATCTCCAAGGAGAGAGAGCTTATCCTATATTCAAGGCGTGCATGAAGGATGAACCCACGAAAATCACTAAGGACAAAGTCCGTATTTTCCAGGGAGCTCCTTTAGTTCTCCAGTTGCTTGTCAGACGCTACTATCTCCCAATTGTCCGTGTTCTTTCCATGTTGCCACTCGAATCTGAGTGTGCAGTAGGTGTGAATGCCCAGGGTCCCGAATGGGATCAACTGGCACGTTTCATCACCAAATATGGTGAAGACAGGATATTGGCGGGAGATTATGGCAAATATGATTTGCGCATGCCTGCTCAAGTGATGTTCGCAGCATTCAGGATCTTAATTGATCTTGGAAAGCACTGCGGTTACTCAGAGCGGGATGTTGCAATCATGGAAGGTATTGCAACTGACATTTGTTACCCTCTCATGGCCTACAACGGAGACTTGATTCAACACTTTGGCTCTAACCCCTCGGGGCAGAACCTAACTGTGTACATCAACTCTATTGTGAATTCGCTTTTGTTCAGGTGTGCATACTTCAAGATATATGAGGGACGACGAGTCCCCAAATTTCGAGATGTGTGTGCACTGATGACTTACGGCGATGACGCAAAGAGCTCCGTGAAGGCTGGTTACTCAGAATTCAACCACATTGCAGTGGCGAAGTTCTTGAGTGACCGAGACATGGTGTTTACAATGCCGGACAAGACTTCCACTCCCACTCCGTACATGTCTGATGCTGACGCAGACTTTCTCAAAAGGAAGAATGTATTCAGCCCAGACACCAATATGATAATGGGCGCACTCGACGAAGGTTCGATCTTCAAGAGTTTGCATGCTACTATGGAATCTTCTGCGATTACCAAGCAGCAGGCTGCAGCCTTTAACATTGACGGAGGATTGAGAGAGTGGTTTAATCATGGCCGTTCCGTGTATGAGCTCAGAAGAGAGCAAATGCAGGAAGTTGCTAAGAGAGCGGACATAGCTCACATTTGTACCCTATTGGATAGGTCATATGATGAGGCTCTCAGCGTGTGGAAGGACACGTATTTGTCACAAGAGAAGGAGGCCTCTTAAGCCTCCTATCTGTCCTGGAATGACGTTAAACTTATCCCTCTGGCCGCACCTATGCGGCCACACGTTGAAAATAGGATTTCCGGTATGGATACCAGGGAGAAAATGTTAGCTGTCAACACTATCTCCTGAGGCTTCCGGATCTAGGGCACTCCCTCGTGAGTACTACCTTGCCCGGGTACCGTTCAGCACAGTGGTGTGGTATAAACCGACCACATACACTTCATAGTAGGTTTACCAGTCCTTTCAACGTAAGAATATCTACAGAAAACTTGGAGAATAAACATCAAATTGTTTCGTTCTCCGACCAAACCCAAGATTGGGTCTACACGGTCGACAGTCAACCTGACTCGACATTCAATGTGGCGGCCAAGTCTGATACGTCGCTGGAATCATTTTTCAGGCGTCCACTACTCATTCGTGAGTTTTCGTGGATACCAGGAAATGCAATTCCGCTCTTCGAGGATTTCAATCCTTGGTCAGACTTTTTCACCAACCCCAGAGTAATTAACCGTATCACAAATTACAATCTTATGCGATGCAAACTGCACGTAAAGTTCATGATTAATGGTAATGGTTTCTACTATGGGAGGCTCCTAGCTAACTACAAACCTCTTGTCGATTATGACGAAGTCACGAGAGACAGAGGATTAGTTGTGCAGGACAACATTGCAGCGAGTCAGAGACCACATGTCTACTTAGACCCGACTTCCAACCAGGGAGGGACTCTTGTCCTTCCCTTTGTGTGGTACTACAATGCACTAAGTGTCACTGCGGGACAATGGAACCGCATGGGCCGCATGTCAGTCCGAGAATTGACGCCTCTGAAACACGCTAACGGAGCTAGTGATGCAATCACTATATCCGTCTTCGCGTGGGCAGAGGAAGTCTCTCTGGACGTACCCACACAGTTCGACCCGGCAGACATTGTTCCGCAGTTGGGAGATTTCATTCCTCAGTCCGATGAGTACTCAGGAATTATTTCTCGCCCTGCAGCAATTGTCGCCAAGGCGGCTGGAGCACTTGCTAACATACCTGCAATTTCAGCTTATGCCAGAGCAACGGAAATGGCCGCAAACGCGATGGCCTCCATAGCTTCGGTATTTGGTTATTCACGTCCTATCGACGTGGAAAGACCAATGAAATTTGCAGCAATGCCTGTAGGTAACCTAGCCAACACAAACGTCCTGGACACTTCAACCAAGTTAACTCTTGATGTGAAGCAGGAAACTACTGTAGATCCACGAGTCGTCGGTCTCTCCGATACGGATGAGATGGCGATCAGATCTATCTCCATGCGCGAGTCTTTTCTGACAGCCTTCGGCTGGCAGATAGATAGCGCTGCAGGAGACCACTTATTCTCAGTGGCAGTAACTCCAGTTGTCTATGACGTTTTCAATTCTGGACCGGACGAGTTCCACCTAACTCCCTCCGCCTTTGCGACTTTGCCGTTTGGGTATTGGAGGGGTTCCATGAGATATCGTTTCCAAGTTGTCGCTTCAGCTTACCACAAGGGCAGATTGCGATTTGTTTACGATCCTCAAGGATCCGTTTCCGATCCAGAATACAATGTGGCGTACACGCACATCATGGATTTAGCCAAAGAACGAGATTTCACTCTTGACGTGGGA